ATCTGTAGATTTTACTTCAACGATATCGTTTGCTAAGTTAAAAGATTCAATTGCCGTAGACGAATTGGATTCCTTTACCGTAACCTTTATTGTATCTATGTCAACATTTTTATTGGATACGATATATCTTACTGTATCAGAAACAACATACGTTTCATAATTTGGTATGCCTTCTTTAATTTCAATAGCATTTGCTCTATATACCCCATTGATAGGAACAATAGGAATATCTTCTGTGTTATAGAAAAAGTATGATTTTCCATTTAAAGAAGAAGAAAACGCAGAATATTTTGGCAATGTAGCGACAGACGGCGTAAGTGTAGGATTAGATATAATCAAATCAATAATCGCCGTGGCGCATTTAGCAGATCGCGGCGTATAGCCTAACATAGTCGCCAAAGATACAACACTTTCCCTTTTAGATGCTGTATCTAAAAAAGATTCGTTAAGCGCCATATTCGTATAGAGTGAATTGTAATGGGTGTTATACGCAAGCAAATCAACTAAGATAGATAAACCAGAACCTTCAAAATCATAATCAGATAAAGTTGATTGACCTTTAAGAAAGTTTTTAAGATTATTTTTTATGTTATCAAAGTCAAGTTCAGAAACATTTATTTGTTTATTCATTATCGTGTACGTTCCAGTGTTAGGTTAAGTGTGTATGGCAAATTAGATTCCGCAATAAAAAATTCGATATTGATTGTCGCCGAATTTGTACTATCTTCTGGACTAACAAGAACATCAATTTGCGTTACAGTTGCTCTGGGTTCATAATCAGATAACACTTCTCTGATAGTCCGTTTAATGATTTGAGCGTAAGCCGCAGACCCTCCTCCAAACAAAAGGTTTGTTATTTGAGAACCTAAATTTGAATTAAATGGGCGTTCATAATTTATCGTTCTAACAAGATGTTCTATTGAAGTTTTTACCGCGTTTGCGTCAATTTTAAACGTAATGTCGCCAGGATGAGAGAACGTAAAGTTAGCGTTGGATATGGTTATGAAGTTTGATGCGTCTTCAAGTTCCAACACAAATACTACATGTTCAATGTTCTCAAGAACATTATCAGTAACAGTTTTTATTTGAACAAATGCACTATACACATTTTGTGATTTTTCATCAAAGGCTAACGTTCCGCTAAGATAATCTGAAACGTTTAGACTCAAGTCAGAATTTCTTGGATTTTCTGTTGAAACATCATAAGAATCCAATCCTAGAATTTTATATTTTATAGGGTAATTTTGTGAATCTGGAAAATTTGTAACAACATCAAATCTAATTATACCAGATTCAATTTGGTTGTTGGATAAGTTTGATACATCCAAATAATATTCTACACCATTTCTCGTAAATTTAAAACTTGATTGAGATATGGTTGAATAGGTTAGCTGTAAATATGTTTCATCATACAAATCTGTCATTATTGACAATAAAGCGTTATTGTATAACGTTAATGATGCGTCAGATTCTATGGATTTAATTTTACCTATGAATGAATTTGACACGTAAAGGTTATCGTCAACAGAAAGATAACGGGTAAATTCAGAATCGAACCCAGTTACAAGCGGTGACCCTGATGAGTATGTTAGGTATCCTTTCCCTGAAATGCGTTCGAATGCCGAAGGGTTTGGCATAAAATTCAGGTCAATGTCCTTGTATCTTTGTTTTATTGGCATATCGGCATTAAAATTAAAAGTGTAAGATATAAATATTTAGCGTTAAATCTAGGAAAATAAAACTTTACTTTTTGCTCCTACACGCGTATAATAGCTTAGTCGGGCGTGAATTGAGGTTAAGCGCTTAAAAGTTTAGCGCTAAATTATTATGATATTAACTCTATTGGGTATTTATGGAAATTGAAACTATTACATTAGAAGAAGAACGAATTGAACGATTCTTAAATGAATTCAAAGGTGAAGTTCAACCTTGGACAAAGGATAATCTATTAGAAAAACAGATGTTTAAAGGTTTGTATGTGACTAGACAAGCAGCAATCGAATATCTATATAAGGTAGATGCTGACGTACTAAAGCGTGAGGAGTATAACGATACCGGTATTATGCTACGCAGAGTAAAAGAAGCTAAGTCTGGAACAATATACACAGAAAGAAGTAAAGAAGGATTTCCTGGAATATGCTATGATTATTTATGCTGGCTCATTTCAAGTTGGGTGCCAAAATCTGATATAAATATAGACCAGTTTAAGCCACCCAAATGAAATTGATTAGGCGGTATTTAGCCGCCTAATTCTTATTTGTATAAGATAAATGTGCCGTGTGTATATTTACCATTTACACCGGTCATTTTTCCAACTCCTTTCTTATCTGTATTCGTATGGTCTTTATTATACGCAATATGAATCCAGTTCCATCCTTTATGTGTATCATACTCAAGAATCATTTGAGAATAAGCCGGTAACAATTTATCCAAAGTTACCGCTAAATTGTAAACATCCTCATGAGATCTAGCTGGATTGTATCTAATATCCATAGCCATACCTTTAAAGTGGTCAGACGTTTTTGACCCGCTCTTATTTCCTTCTGTTCTAATACCATCGTTAATCGACCATTTACCACTAGGATCTTGTGCGGCATATTTACCGCTAGTTGGTCCAAGTAAGTCATAAATTGGCTCAGCGATATTCTCAGCAAGATACGCTAGGTTATCGACTAACTCAGAAACAGTATATTTTCTGATTGCGCCACCACCGCCGTAAATTGAACCTGGTGGTAACATAATATCAGCAATATTCGTTCCTGGCTGTACAAAATTACCAAGACAAAAATGTTTAGAAATTTTAAAGTTTAATGGGAACGATTTATTAGCCGCTATCGTGTTATGTAAATTTGAGTCACTTGATGAGTTCAATTTAGATCCTGGTTTCACGGAGTATCCTCCTACTGATGAATTAGTTAGCGCATCACTTCCTTCTGCGTTAGGCGTTAACTCGTCTTGTGTATCAATTTCTTTATCTGGTTGACCTCCATCTAATAAAGAACGTTCAGCATTTTCTTTATCTATAAGCGCCTTGCCTGCTGGACTACTGTTGATTTCTTCTTCAGACTCAAACTTCATAGCTGAATCGCAACGGCGTTCGCCCGTTTTTAGTGGTTCTAAATTGACACCGGAACTCGCACGTTTATCAGGATATTTACCGGTTAGCGTACCACGTTTAAAATAGATAGATTCTGATGTAGTATTTGTAGCAGGATCTTCGTCACCGACAACAACAGTAGATTGTGGATTATAAGAAACAGCAATTGATTCTGGTGTTTCTGGTGCAGTATCTGTTCCAGAACCTGCTCCAGTTAATTGTGTATGTTTATCTCCTCTAGAATCTGTTGCTGTTAGTGTAACATAATTTTCAAGAGGAACGTTTCCAGTCAAATTAATTGTTGATGCTTTAATAGATGCGTTTGCTGGTGTGTATAATAAAAAATCACCCTTTGAATTTATGGTCGTAGTTGTGGCTGATTCCATTCGAATAGCCGCACCCGCCTTAAAGGTTATATCGCTAGGAGATTCAAACCCTAATTTACCATATGGAGTTTTAAACGTCATACCGCCGTATGTTTTCTTTTTTACATCTTTTTCATCTGGGTTCTCATCAACTTTACCGTATTCAATATTGAAGTTTTTACCTACGGAAATCTCAAAGTTTTCTGCTACATTAATCGATAAATTGTTAGCAACACCAATTGTAGCATCACCGTGATATATCATTTCGGTGTTACCGTTAACTTCTACGGTTGAATCTCCTTGGCATAAAAGATTCATATCACCAACAATTGTTACGTTGCAAGCGCCCTTAATATAAACATTTCCGTTTCTTTCTGTAATCCAGTAGCCGTCACCAATGATTTGATTTACCTGTGTTCCATTTTCATCAACTTCGGTATAAGTACCGGCTCTATGGAATAAGTTAATCCTTTCAGCATTAGGTGAATCATCAAACTCTAAAATATGTCCACTTTCTGATTCCATTACTTTATTGAACGGATACATAGTAGAGTAAGGCGCTGACGGTTGAGAAAACGATGATTCATGTACAGAAGGGATATCTGTATTACGCATTGAATCTTTAAATTCAACACAGGTGTTTTTAATCATTCCACGAGCAAGCCGGTTTGTATCAGCTTCATTCATGTATTCACGTAAAGGGTATTTTCCGAAAGGATCGGTAAAACCATTCTTGCTTAGATTTCCGTCACGGTTATCAGTTAGCGCTTCTTGTTTATATTTTGGGTGAGTTTTGATTTCTTCTACAGAGTGTTGAGCGTCAGTTCCGCCTGCATTTTTGTTTGTAGGTTTTGGGTTAATAATAGAATCAACAATCGGAACCGTACCTTTACCGCCGCTAAGGAAAAATTCATAATATTTTCTTTTTTGTGCAATTTGCCCAGCAGGTTCTCCTGGATTAAAATACCGCTCAATAATGTTGAAGATATTTGGGTCTGATTGTTTACTTTGTAGTTTAGCTAAAGAACCGAATTTACATACAAGCAAACATATAAGCGCCCGCGTATCGTTATTATTTTCTGAACTTAATGCTGACTCTGGATTCTTAACGAAATCTAAATCGTCCCAACCCAAACCTTTCGCGGCTTTAGTTGCAGCTGAATAAGTAGCAAACCCTGTAAGCTGTACGAACCCTCTACCAAAATATTTTGAGCCTTCTTGATAACTTCCATGTGGATAACTTGTACCATACAACCAACCAAAAAACTCTTCCTTTGTTTTTCTACCGGCTTTAACCGAACCGCCGTATTCTTTTCTAGCAGCTTCAGTTGCTCTTTTAAATTGTCCTAATGCGGCATAACTATAGTATGCTGATTCTTCTGTTGCTAGAAACGTACATTCTCGCATAAGGATACCGCAAATTGCCGCTTGGCAGTTATCATTGGTGATGCCAGATGCTTCAAGTTGGGCGATAATACGTTTAAAATTGTTAACTCTAAGTTCACGTTGCGAACCCTTATTATAATCACCAGGAAGATTATCTGTCGCTATTGTCATTGTGTTGCCTGTCTATCTGTTGTTGGTACAATTTTGTCAGAAGGTTTAAAGTTCTGGTTGAAGAACATTAACATAGCGTTATCGCCGTCTGGAGCAAAAAAGTATTTCGATTGTTTTCCGTCTACTGGTTGTTCGAATAAAGATTGTTTATCAGCAGACCACTGAGCCGGCGTTTCAAGATGTAAAACGTAAGAAGTTAAATCAGTATCATACGTTCCTGATGCTACAATATCACCGTTCCCTTCTTTTTCAACAATTCGCCATTCGTTTATACCTAAAGTTTGATTGGTTGAATTGATTAATTGATATACACTATCCGGCATAGTTTCATCTAAATTAGATTCTTCTGATACGATTCCGTTAACCAAATCCATAACCTTACCAGCAGTTTTTTCGACTTCAGCGGCGGCGTTAGGGTTACCAGATGTTGTTCCTAATATACCATTCTCATCAGTAAAGATTACTTCATTATGAGCTTCAGTGTATAACTGAGCAGAAAGTGTTTGCGGAATACCGCCTACGCTACCAAGCATTAGTGGTTGCTGTTCGTATTCATCTACGAAAATTATAACAACCCATGTTCCAGTAACAACTCCAGTAGGACTCCAACCAATACCGTTCATAGATGCGTTATTAATAGGCATAACCGGATACGCCCATGGTAACATATCAGTCGGAAGTTCTTCTTTATTTTCTGTATGTTTTCCTACAACCCTAACTCGACATCTACCAAGCATCAATGGATCAAGTCTATCCTCTACCACTCCAAAATATACATTACTCATCACGCCGCCCGTTCAACTTCGTTTAAATCTATAGACAAACTGTCTTTCATCAATAGCATTACACACTGATGATTCTGGTTTGTTATTATATGTCTAATTGCTGTTATAAGATAGTTACCGCTTAACAGTTTATCTTCTTGTTCGTTTTCTAAGTCAAGATCGCACACTTTATACAATAAGAAACTGACACGTTGACCTACTGTGTAATCTGTTCGTCCTAATACCGTTATTTCAATTTGCTGTGTATCCATCAAATTCATTAAAGAAAGCCGGCGTTGCGCTGTTTTTGAATTAGAAATATCATGATTTCCTTCAAATATAGCGTTAGCCTTTTCCATCATAATGTAGGCGTTTTCTTTCGTGTTAATAGACTGTTTAGATATAGGAGCAAATTCGTTTAACCTAATCTCTTTATCATAATTTGTTTTAAAATCAAAGGCGATATTTCTATAGGTTTTATTTGTTATATTGTGGACAATCATATTAGAAGCAAATGTTCCACTTCTGTTTCTATCAATATAACTGAATGATTCAACTATATTAAACTCCAACACTCTTGAGTAATTTTTCTCAAAATCAAATTTTGTTGTTCTATTTTCTGAATCAGTAGGAATATCTCTGGTAAAGTTATCCTTTCTGAACTCACGGGTTATATCATTTCTGAATAAAGCTTCTAATGAAATAAAGTTTAAGCCGTTACGATTTTCAAAAAATAAAAAAGTTGGAGATCCTTCTGTCATCTTACCGTTGTTATTCGTAGGCATACTGATAGCATGCTCAGCCAGATAATTTAGATTTTTGACTGGTGACCAGAAGTTTGAAACGTAAGCGTGACCGTTTGATGTTTCTTCAATATTGAAACGGTCAAGTTGTTCCTGAGTTAATTCCTTAGAATCATTTTGAAAGTACGAATATTGCTTAAGAATATCTGATGCTATATCTGATATTTTGGCGGCGTTAAACCCCTTTGAAAGTTTAATATTCATATCAAGTAAAGCTTCG